CCGCGTTGTGGAAGCCTATGATGCCGAAGCCTCGCTGATTGAGGCCGACCCCGAGCTGGCCAAACCCGGTGCTGGAACATCTTGGCAGGGCGCAGCGACAAAACCTGTCATGGCGGATGAAAAGCCTGCGCGGGCGGATGGCGCGGTAACGCGTGCTGCTGACGCGAGCGATGCAGGCCTATGGACGCCGCAAGCGCTTGCAGCAGAACGCGCGGCGGAAGCCGTTGCACAGAAGATTGATCGCTCGGCCTATTTGACGATTACGGATCTTGCAGCACTTGACGCCTTTATCGCCGAGGCGCGCGAAGAGGGCATCGTCGCGGTGGATACCGAAACCAGCGCGCTTGATGCGATGGCGGCGGATTTGGTGGGCGTGTCGCTTGCGGTGCGTCCGGGCCGCGCGTGCTATATTCCGCTTGGCCATCGCAGCGAAGGATCGGCGGATTTATTCGGCGGCAATGAGATGCTCGCGGGGCAAATTCCCATTCGCGAGGCGATTGCGCGGTTAAAGCCCTTATTGGAGGATCGTTCGATTCTCAAAATCGGCCAGAACCTCAAATATGATTGGAACGTGTTAAAGCGCCACGGCATTGAAGTGGCGCCCTATGACGACACGATGTTGCTCTCTTATGTGCTCGATGCCGGACGCGGCAACCATGGCATGGACGAGCTCGCGCGACGTCATTTAGGCCATGAGACCATTCCGTTTGCGGAAGTGGCAGGCTCGGGCAAAAACTTTATCGGCTTCGCGCGCGTGCCGCTGGATAAAGCCACCGCCTATGCGGCGGAAGATGCCGATGTCACTTTGCGCTTATGGCGGGTGTTGAAGCCGCGCCTTGTCGCCGAACACATGACCAATGCCTATGAGACGCTGGAGCGTCCCTTGGTGGATGTGCTCGCGCGCATGGAGCGGCGCGGCATTTCGATTGATCGGCAAATTCTCTCGCGCCTTTCGGGTGAATTCGCGCAGACCATGGCGCGGCTTGAAAGCGAAATTCACGCGCTGGCGGGCGAGACCTTCAACCTTGGATCGCCCAAACAATTGGGCGATATTTTATTCGGCAAAATGGGTTTGCCGGGGGCCAAGAAAACCGCAACGGGCGCGTGGGCCACGGGCGCGCAAATTTTGGAAGACCTCGCCGACCAAGGCCATGAATTGCCACGGCAGATTTTGAATTGGCGGCAGCTTTCAAAACTCAAATCAACCTATACGGATGCGCTGCCGAATTTTGTGAACAAAGAAACCGGACGCGTGCACACCTCGTTTTCGCTCGCGGCGACAACGACGGGACGTTTGGCCTCATCCGAACCCAATATTCAAAACATTCCCGTGCGTACCGAGGAAGGCCGCAAAATCCGTGCGGCGTTTATTGCTACGCCGGGCCATAAATTGATCTCGGCGGACTATTCACAAATCGAGCTGCGCGTGCTCGCGCATATGGCGCATATTCCGCAACTCACCAAAGCCTTTGCCGATGGCATCGATATTCACGCGATGACGGCTTCTGAAATGTTCGGGGTGCCAGTAGAGGGCATGGACCCGATGGTGCGGCGTCGCGCGAAGGCGATTAATTTCGGAATCATCTATGGGATATCCGCCTTCGGTTTGGCCAATCAACTCGGCATCGGGCGCGAAGAGGCGGGGGCCTATATCAAGAAATATTTTGAGCGCTTTCCGGGCATTCGCGACTATATGGAATCGACGAAAAAATTCGCGCGCGAACACGGCTATGTGGAAACCGTGTTTGGGCGGCATTGCCATTATCCGCAGATCGCCTCGTCTAATCCAAGCGAGCGGGCGTTTAATGAACGCGCGGCGATCAATGCGCCCATTCAAGGCACGGCGGCCGATATTATCCGCCGCGCGATGATGCGCATGGAAGACGCGCTAAAAGCGGGGAAACTCAAAGCGGGCATGTTGTTGCAGGTGCATGACGAATTGATTTTCGAAGTGCCGGAAGACGAGGTTGAGGCGACGATAAAAGTCGTCACCCGCGTGATGGTAGATGCGCCGCATCCGGCCGTGCAACTCACCGTGCCGTTACAAGTGGATGCACGCGCGGCGCTCAATTGGGATGAGGCGCATTGACGATTGGTGCTGCTTTTGCACTCAGCGCGATAGGACCCGCTTACTCGGCCGCCACGGGCAGGCTGATCGGGCAGCTCACACCCGTGCCACCCAAGCCGCAATAGCCATTCGGGTTTTTGGCGAGGTATTGCTGGTGATAGGTTTCTGCGAAATAGAAGGTCTCCGCAGGAATGATCTCGGTCGTAATCGCGCTATAGCCCGCTTTGGTGAGCTTTTCCTGATACATGGCTTTGGAGGCGTAAGCCGCGGCCTGTTGGGTGGGTGAATAGGTATAGATGCCCGAGCGATAGGTGGTGCCTACATCATTGCCCTGCCGCATCCCTTGGGTGGGGTCATGCGACTCCCAAAAGAGCTTTAAGAGTTCCTCATAGGTGACAACCGATGGGTCGAACACGACGAGCACGACTTCATTGTGGCCCGTAAGGCCCGTGCACGTTTCCTCATAGGTCGGGTTCGGCGTGATGCCTGCGGAATAACCGGCGGCGGTCACATAAACGCCCGGCATCTGCCAGAATTTGCGCTCAGCACCCCAAAAACAGCCCAAACCGAACAGTGCCGTCTCAAATCCCTCCGGATAAGGGCCTTTGAGCGGATTTCCGTTCACAAAATGGGTGGAAGCGGTAGGAAGCGGGGTGGCGCGGCCCGGCAAGGCTTCCTCAACCGAAGGCATTCGAGGCGATTTGCGAAGGCTGAACATGCGGTTTCTCCGGTTCGGGCGGGACTGTCCCCTATGTAGGCACGAATAAATCCGGTTGCCAGTCCCTATTCGAGCCGAAATGGTTGCATGGCCCGCAGTCTCGTCTATAAGGACGCGAGTTTTCCGCGGTGCTGTCAACGGCATCAAACGACGGAGGGGTGGCCGAGTGGTTTAAGGCGCACAGCGCGCCTGCGGCGCGCGTCCTTGACTAAGGCTTTGCGTGCGCCTTAATGCACCAAAAGACGGAGGGGTGGCCGAGTGGTTTAAGGCGCACGCCTGGAAAGTGTGTATACGGGAAACCGTATCGCGGGTTCGAATCCCGCCTCCTCCGCCAGGTCCATTCGAGCTAATTTGCTCACGCACGTTTGGGGCGTCAAAAACTGGCGTGTTAGCCAACGATTTCGCAAAAACCTCTGAACTGCACTTTCAGAAAAAGTCGCAAAAAAGTCAGCTGAGACGCCGATTTGCTCAGAAGCTATGAACTTTCTGCGGCTTGGTTCGGTTCATATTTTTCAATAACTTATGCTGCGTTATAGCTCTAGGATTCGTAGAATGGTCGGGACCGAATTGTATAACCTATCCACGAACCCCACAGGTTGATTCTGCCTCGCCGCTGCCGATTGACTTATCTGATTTGTTCTTGTTTTGTTCTATTATGAACGATGAACCAAAACGCCGCTTCCCGCCCCCTTGGACGGCAAAACAATTAGAAGGTTGTTATGTTGTCGAGGATTCCAACGGCCTCCGCATCGCTTATATCTATGCCGACACAAACGTTATGCGGTCCGCGAGCAGTTATCACCATCTCTCATGGGATGAAGCGCGTAGATTTGCGCGCGCAATCGCGAAGCTTCCTGATTTTCTTAACGGCGCGAATTCAATCGACCGGCAAAGCCAAACTCCTGTACTTGCTCGCTCCAAAGAAGAGGAAACGGATTGAGCACTTTACGCATTGTGAAGGTCGGAGGATGACGCGCTTCAAGCACCGCAGTGATGATGTCGGGCGCGAGCAACGTGATTCGAATAACACGACTGACATAAGACGGGCTGATGTCCTCAGCCTTAGCAATTTCGTCGACGGTCGCGTAGGTACCATCGCGCAACAGGCGTTCCCAGCGAAACGCGCGAGCAATCACTTTGATCAGGGTCTGATCGGTACGAGCAAGCGAATGCTCGACGACACGTTGACCGTCCGGGTGGATGACAACAGTCTTTCCGCCATGACGTCGAAAATGCATCGGGATCTCGGTCACAACTCGGTTTGGCAGAGCGGTCGTCATGCAGCCTCCTTCACGGATACTTCGCGAGTAAGGTCGGCAACGCCGTTGCCGTTCCATTCGATGCTTATGCCATCGCGCTTGACAGTAATCCGGCTGATCAAAGCGTTGACAATCCGGGCCTGTTCTACCGGAAAGAGCTTGTTCCAAACCTCGTCGATCGATTGCATGGCTTCAATGGCTTCCGCCGAACCGATTTCTGGGCGGTGTCCGGTTACGACGCGCACAGTTTTGGCAATGACTTCCGGCGTCGAAAGAATAGCCCGCATCCGTTCAATGATGACCGATTCTATCTCACCGGCAGGGATACGACGCACTTCGCAAGCATCAACGCCGATCTTTATTGCATCAACGTTGATGTAATAGCCGTATTTTTTGTTGCCTCGCGACGTATAACCCGGAGTAAAGGCCCGTCCGTGATCAGAAAACAAGAGCCCACGAAGCAGATAAGGGCCACCAGTACGCCGCTCCGTTCGCGGCCCCTTCGTCAAAGTCCCACCGGTCGAAAGATGCACCTGCACGCGATCGAAAATTTCCTTGGGCACAATCGCCTCGTGTTCACCGGGATAATGTTTTCCCTTGTGCGCAGCGATACCGATGTAAACCGGATTCCTGAAAAGCTTATAGATGAAGCCCTTGTCGATCAGACGTCCTTTACGGTCGACGCCGGTTTGCGTGATCCAGGATTTTGTTCGCACATGTCGGGTCCGCAGGTCTTTGACGAGCGTGGCCATGGACGGCGTTATGGCAAATCGAGCGAAGAGTTCCTGGACAATCTTGGCCTCGTCCGGATTAACCACAAGCTTGCGGTCTTTGACATCATAGCCATAGGGCGGCATTCCACCCATCCACATGCCGCGGCTACGCGAGAGTGCAAATTTGTCCCGCACCCGTTCCCCCGAAACCTCACGCTCAAACTGAGCGAAGGACAAGAGGATATTCAGCGTCAAGCGGCCCATGCTTGTCGTCGTATTGAAGGCCTGCGTGACCGAGACAAAGGTCACCTGATGCTCGTCGAACAAATCGACGAGTTTGGCAAAGTCGGAGAGCGACCGCGAAAGACGATCGATCTTGTAGACGACGATAGTATCGACCGTGCCGGCTTTTATGTCCTCAATCAATTTCTGCAAGCCAGGGCGGTTGATGTTGCCACCCGAATAGCCGCCATCATCATAGCGGTCCGAAAGCGCCATCCAGCCTTCGGACTTCTGGCTCGCGACATAGGCCTCGCAAGCCTCGCGCTGCGCATCCAAAGAATTGAAATTCTGGTCGAGGCCTTCATCGGTGGATTTACGTGTGTAAATTGCACAACTCAATCGACGCGTCTTCATCAAAGTCCCCTTGCCGACGAAAATCCAAAAAAGGTCCAGCCGTTACGATTGGTCCCAGTGATGGCGCGCGCGATGCTTGAGAGTGATTTGTATCGCTTTCCCTCGTATTCGAAATGGTCGAGGCCGACGATCACGGTGCAAAGCTGGCCTTGCCAATCGCGAACCAGTTTCGTGCCGGCGATCGGGCGGGTATCCGTGCGGCGCTTCCTCAACTCGACTTTGCCGCCATCAACTTGTTCGCCAATGTCTTCGAGACGCTTGATCGCATCGCGCTTCAATCCGCCGAACTGCAATTCCTGGATGCGATATGCCAATCGCGCTTCGATAAAGCGACGATTGAACGGTGGCGGTTCCGCATCAAACAAATTACGCCACATATCTTTGAGCTCCGAAATCGACGCCGATTTCAAAGCCACAATGCGGGCCACAACCGACTCACTCATCCGTATCCTCCGCGTCATTCAACACGTCCGGACACACGCTCTTGTCGCGAGCTACATCAAGCTCTTTCTCCGGCCCCAAAAGACGAATCACGCCCTGGGCCAAGATTTCGGCCAAAATGGCAAGGGTATCGGTGGATTTTTGTTCGGATTTGCGAGTCATGGGGATATCTACCCGCCATCCTCGACATTTTCTCACAAAGCAGAGATTCTGAGATTCGAGACAAAGCGCCGCCCCTACCGGGGCGTTCCCGACATTTGGAACCCAAAAATCCTTCGTTCGAAGGGCGGTCGCCGATTCTTTAAATTTTGCCAGGTTGCGGAGCGGTTATGAAAACTTATCAACCATTCAAAGGATTCAATCCATTCACGGACGAAGTTCCTTATTTCCCATATACTAAATTATCCGACGTAGTCTGGAAGGCTCGCCAGATACTACAGAATCGCAATATTGGCGATATCGATATAATCGAAAATGAAATTCAGCATCGGATCGATGAATATTTTGAAGTATCTAAATTAAATGCAATCGAACAATTAAAAGAAGATGAACGTTGGGAATTTTTTGAATTTGATAGCCATGGCGTGATGCTCGGCTTTAATACTGACTTTGAAGACGAGTTACAAATCAGGACGCGATATGACACAAGTGATCTTGAAGCGCTCGACGAAATTATTGATCAGTTCGACAATCCGCTTGAGCCTGGAACGATTGCGCCTAAGCCGCAAGAGTATTTTGCCGTTTTGGCCTTATCAAAGGCAGCCGACGCAATTAACGACATCAAACACAGCAATGATGTTAGGGCGGGTAAAGCCCCCAAGGCTAGCGGACTTGTTCCCCGTGATTATGTATCGGCAGGCCGTCATGCGATTGAGGCCATGGAAGCGCTTGGCCGCGCAGAGCGGGCGCGATCTGAGGAAAGTTACAAAAATCTGATCGCTTCGGAAAAGAAATCGAGTGCCAGCATCAAAGCAGCCGAAAAAAGGTTGAATGATGAAAATGAAGAGCGAAAAAATAAGAACCACGCCCATGCAAAGAAAATGTCGGCTGCGAGCCTGAAAAAACGCAATGCCGCGCGAGACGCTGTTTTGGCGCGATGGGATGCGAAACCCGAACTTCAGATTTTGAGTAACGCCAAAGCGGGGATTAATTTGTCGGACTGGCTTAGCAGTCAAAATCAAAAGCTGGAATATCACGAGCCCCGCACAGTCTCGGAATGGATTTCAGAACATAAAAAGGCAATCGGATTCACAAAGCCAAAATACGTACGGTCCGCTTAAGCGCGCCGTACGTTTTGCATGGGTATACCGTACGTTTCACATAAGCGCCCGTGTTTCTATTTTGAATTTCCTGTTCCAAATTTGTCTCAACACGTTGTATCGGAGGCATTTTATGGACGCAGACAAATCTTTTACATTCATCAACAGCGGCTACGTTAAAGTAGCAATCAAAGCCGCGCGGTACCGCGCATTCGTTTCGGCAAAGAGTTCCGGCATGGCCGCTGCTGACCGGGAAGATCTTCAACAGGACCTTCTGGCGGATATGGTTGCGCATGCCGGCCAATATGATGCCGGAAAGGCGAGCCTTGGGACCTTCGCAGCACTGCTCGCAAAGAACCATGCGGCGGATTACCTTCGCTCATATTCGAAGGACCGTGCTCGGCTTCGTTTTAGTTCCGGATTGACTGCGCCGGATGAGCCGGAAGCGGCCAATGACGTTAGCTACTTGTTCGATACGGCCGAGACCGCCTGGTCGAATGCTCCGGACTATTACGCCGAACGCGATACCTTTCGCGATCTTCAGACGGCACTCGCTTATATGTCCGACGATCAGAAAAGTCTCTTCAGTTTGCTCGAAGAGACGGGCGACCTTCCAAGCGCTTGCAAGGCTTATGGCTCATCACCCGCAACATTCTACCGGCGCGTGAACGACCTTCAAATGCATCTCCGGATGTTCGGTCTGAAAGCCGCATAAAAATAGTCCGCGAGTGGCGTGAGAAAATTCCGCCACTCGATCGGTAAGAACCACCAAGACGAAAAATCCAGGACGACCCGACCAGCGCTGCCACGCGCGGGAACAGTAGAACTTTATGTCAATTCCGGCCAAGAAGAACGCCACTCCGATTGTGATCCAGGAGCCTTCGAAACTCGACGAGGGCAAGTTTTGCGACTGGATCGCAAATGCGTTGGGTGGCGATACGATTACCTATCATGACGGCCTTCTGATGCGCGACCGCTCGGAACAAGGCGCACTGCCGGTTCGTGAGCGCCAACGCATCAACTCGGTCGCCCGGCGCGCTTTGATCGCGAACGAGCTTGGACTTCTCCATCTTGTTTCCCGCAAAATCGGACCTGCCCGCTTCGAATATATCGCGGTCCGCTCCCACACGATCTGCAGACCGGCTGCACGCAGCCCGTGAGCATGACGACACCCCCTTTTTCACCATAACAAAACAGGAGCGCACTTTGTCATTTCCCATCATCCTCGCCGATCAACGGTTGTCCGAACGTCGCGGCATCAAAGCTGCTATTTTCGGTAAAAGCGGCATCGGCAAAACATCCCTTTTGCTGACGCTCGATCCGGCATCTACGCTTTTCATCGATCTCGAAGCAGGCGATCTCGCGGTCGAACAATGGCCGGGTGATACGATCCGCCCCCGCACTTGGGAAGAATGCCGCGATTTGGCCGTCTATATAGGCGGTCCTAACCCGGCATTGCGCGACGATCAGACATATAGCTCCGCACATTATGCGAGCGTCATCGAGAAGTTCGGCGCACCCGATGTGCTGGATCGCTATGAAACGATCTTCATCGACTCGATTACGGTTGCAAGCCGCCTGAGTTTCCAGTGGTGCAAAGGCCAACCTGAAGCCTTCGCAGAACGCTCGGGCAAACCCGATGTGCGGGGCGCGTACGGATTGCACGGCCGCGAAATGCTCGCGTGGCTCGTCCACCTCCAACACACGCGTGCCAAGAACATCATTTTCGTCGGCATTCTCGATGAAAAGCTCGATGACTTTAACCGCAAGGTCTACGCACCGCAGATTGATGGCGCGAAGACCGGTCTCGAATTGCCGGGCATCGTCGACGAAGTCCTGACGCTCACCGAGATCAAGGACGACAGCGGCGCGCTTTATCGAGCCTTTGTCTGCCAGACCATCAATCCCTTCGGACTTCCGGCAAAAGACCGCTCAGGTCGTCTCGATGTGATCGAGGAGCCGCATCTCGGACGCCTGTTCACCAAAATCATGAGCCCTGCGCGGCCGCTAAACGAACGCCTGACGTTCGAACGGCCTTCCGAGCTTGCACCCACGAATTCCTGATTAACGAACCGCTAGGAGAAGACCCATGTCATCATGGAACGATTTCAACGACGCCGCTTCAAACGTAAACCTCATCCCCAAAGGCACGATTGCCAAAGTGCATCTGACTTTGCGGCCAGGTGGATATGATGATCCGTCGCAAGGATGGACCGGCGGTTATGCCAAACGCGGTATGACGGGATCCGTCTATCTCGATGTCGAATACACGGTCCTCGAAGGTCCTTATGCGAAGCGTAAGGTCTGGTCGATGATCGGCCTCTACAGCCCGAATGGTCCAAACTGGGCCAATATGGGGCGCAGCTTTGTCCGGAATATTCTGAACTCGGCGCGCGGTATTGCCGATAATGACAATTCCCCGGAGGCGCAGCGTGCCCGCACGATTTCGGGGTTCGCCGATCTCGACGGTATCGAATTCATCGCCCGCATTGATGTGGCAAAAGACGGCAACGGTGAAGATAAAAACGAGATCCGCGCCGCGGTTACAAAAAACCACAAGGACTATGCCGCGGCTGTCGGCCCGACCGGCACACAAGCCGCAGTCGCGCCCGCACAGGCCTATTCTCCCGCACAACCCGCATACGCGCCCCAGCAGCAGACATATGCCCCACCGCCCGCCGCTCAGCCACAGGCGACGAATGTCCGCCCGTCATGGGCCAAGTGAGGTATCGCCATGTTGCTTCGCCCCCGTCAGAAACTCTTCGTGGAGCGCAGTCTTGCTGCGCTCGACACCCACCACAATACGCTCGGAATTGCTCCGACGGCCGCCGGCAAAACGATCATGCTGTCCGCGGTGGTGGGGGATCTGATCAAAGGTCGTGATGCGAAGGCTTGCGTGCTTGCCCATCGCGATGAACTGACCGAGCAGAACCGCACCAAGTTCGCGCGCGTGAACCCCGGTGTCTCTACATCTGTTGTCGATGCCAGTGAAAAGTCGTGGGTTGGTCAGACAACCTTCGCCATGGTGCCGACATTATCGCGCGAGGCCAATCTCGACGCGATGCCAGCCCTCGATCTTCTCGTGATCGATGAGGCGCATCACGCCGTTGCCGACAGTTATCGTCGCATCATCGATAAAGCCCTGCAGAAAAACCCGATGCTGAAGCTCTTCGGTGTGACCGCGACACCGAACCGTGGCGACAGACAGGGATTGCGTGACGTCTTCAGCAATGTGGCCGACCAGATCCGGATTGGTGAACTGATTGCGTCGGGTCATCTCGTCAAGCCACGCACCTTCGTGATCGATGTCGGTGTGCAGAAAGAATTGCAAAAGGTCCGCAAGACCGCGGCGGACTTCGATATGAGCGAGGTCGACGCGATCATGAACACGTCGCCGGTGACCGAAGCAGTAATCAAACACTGGCAGGAAAAAGCAGGCGATCGTCAGACCGTTGTTTTCTGTTCCACGCTTGATCATGCCGCCAACGTGACGACCGCTTTCCGTCATGCCGGCGTCAAAGCGTCAATGATCCAGGGCGATATGCCGGATTCAGAACGCAAAGCTATTCTCGCAGCATATGACCAAGGTGATATTCAGGTGATCGTCAACGTCGCAGTGCTGACAGAAGGCTGGGACCATCCACCGACGTCCTGCGTCGTCTTGCTTCGGCCCTCTTCTTACAAGTCGACGATGATCCAGATGGTCGGGCGCGGATTGCGAACCGTGAACCCCGACGAATATCCGGGCATCATCAAAACCGACTGCATCATTCTCGACTTCGGAACGTCAAGCCTCATTCACGGCTCGCTCGAGCAAGACGTTAATCTCGATGGCCGCAAGGACAAATCCGAACAAACGCAGATCTGCTTCAATTGCGAGGCCGTGTTGCCGGGCGATCTTGATATCTGTCCGATGTGCGGAGAATGCCTGATCCCGATCGCCGACGAGAGCGATGAAGAAAAATCCGGGTTCGCCGGCTCTGTTCTTGATCACTTTATCATGAGCGAAATCGATCTCCTCGCCCGTTCAAGTTTCGAATGGGTTGATATCAATGGCGATCGTTCGGTGCTGATGGCCAGCGGCATGATTGCCTGGGCTGGTGTCTTTCACAACGGGCAGCGTTCCTATGCGGTCGGTGGTGCGAAGGGCAAACATGCCAAGCTTCTTGGCGTTGGCGAGAACATGGTTTGTCTTGCAGCGGCCGATGACTGGCTCAACACCAACGAAACCGATGAGTCAGCCCACAAAACCAAAAACTGGCTGCGTGAACCGCCATCGGAGAAGCAGCTGGCCTACCTGCCGCCCGAATACCGGATGCACTTCGGCCTGACGCGCTATCAGGCATCCGCCATGTTGAGCCTGCAGTTCAACTCGAATGCGATCCGCACACAAATCAACAGGGCCAAATCGAAGTCACTCGCGGAAGCTGCGTGAGGTGCGCTTTGTCATACTTTTCCGACGACGAACTTCTGGCACAGCGCAAGTCACTTCACACCATCGCCGAATATCTCGAGGAGATCGGCTGGCAGCGCCGGCTCCTCGATCTCACCGAATACGAAATCCTCACCCTCGTCGCGGTCACCATCGGCGCGTTTCAGGACGCGCAGGTCGAAATCCGCATGAGCCAACGTTCCCTCGATCCGGAGATACCTTTCTGATGCTCGATTTTAACCACACCCAAAGTTTCGCCGAACGCTTGAACGATGTGATCGACCGCTCGCTGCAAAGCGAGAATGCTGCCACACCGCGCCGCGAGTATCTCGGCGGCTCTCGCATCGGCCATTCCTGCGAGCGCGCCTTGCAGTTCGAATATGCCGGCGCTCCGAAAGACGAAGGCTCCGACTTCTCCGGCAAGACCTTGCGGATCTTTTCAATCGGTCATGCGCTTGAGTATCTTGTGGTTTCCTGGCTCCGGAAGGCCGGCCTCGAACTGTTCACCCGCAAGGGTAACAATCCCGACGGCGAGCAATTCGGTTTCAAGGTCGCGAATGATAGCATCCGCGGTCACGTCGACGGTATCATCAACTCGGCTCCCGAAGCATTGAACCTTGGCGTACCAGCGTTATGGGAATGCAAAACCATGAATGCCAAGAACTGGCGTGAGACAGTGAAGCATGGCGTCTGCGCATCAAAACCTGTCTACGCAGCACAGATCGCGCTCTATCAGGCCTATATGGATAGTTCGGTGCCGGGGCTTGCAAAGAATCCCGCACTCTTCACTGCCATCAACAAAGACACAGCTGAACTCCATCACGAACTTGTACCTTTTAACGCTGATCTGGCGCAGCGCATGAGCGATCGTGCGGTTCGGATTTTGTCAGCCTGCGATGCCGATGAACTGCTGCCGCGCATCACCCGTGACCGCGATCACTTCGAATGCCGCATGTGCTCCTATGCTAACCGCTGCTGGAGCATCGAACCATGAGCGAAGACAATATCATCCACTTCAATCCGTGGACCGATTTTAATGATGTGAGTTCGATTATCGATCCGGCGGATATCGAGCCCGACATCGAACAACTCAAAATCTTTCTCGATGTCGTCTTCGGCTATTGCGAAGGCCTGATCCCCGTCCGCGGATTTGTCGACAAGGGTGCAGGCAAAGACGGCAGGCCGAACAATATCTGGATCCAGGCGAATGATACGGCTGCAGACAAGCTAGCCACCTTCACCCATTGGGCGTGGCGCGAGGGCGCGGCCGTTTATGTTGTGCCCGGCACCGTTCACGATCAGGGTCAGGCCAAGGCTGACGAGATTAGCCAGATGCAGACAATCGTCGTCGATCTCGACGAAGGCGACATTCCCGCCAAGCTCTCCCACCTTGTGCATTATCTTGGGCTACCGACGCTCGTTGTCGAGAGCGGCGGCCGGACGCCCGAAGGCCGGCAGAAATGTCATGTCTGGTGGAAACTGAATGAACCCGCCGAAGGCCAGGATGTCGATCATGTCTGCCGCTTGCGTGGCGAGATCGCAGTCAAGGTTGGTGGCGATAAACATTTCCGATCGGCCCACCAACCGATCCGCGTTGCGGGGTCGGTTTATCACAAAGGGGGATTTGTCCGTGCCGTGACGATCCTCGAATACAATCCGACGATCGAAAACGACTTGCACGAGTTCACCGAACGCGTTCGCTCGATGCCTTTTATCAAAGGGGTCCCTGTTACCGAATTGATTGAGGCGACGAAAAAGCCCGCTTTGCAAAATATCCTGACAACGCCAGTGCACGAAGGCGGCGCCGATCAATGGACACGCTTCGAGGGCGCAAGCGCTGCGATCGGTCACTATGTGCGGCTCGTGCATGAGGGCAAAGTCAGTCCGAACGTCGGCTGGGAAGCGATCTGCCAATATAACGCCGCGATGCTGCGTCCTGCATGGCCTTTGGATCGCTTGAAGCAGGAAGCCGATCGGCTCTGGGCGAGGCATGTCGAGAAGAACGGGCCGGCGCTTGTACGACTTGAAAGTGTGGCCGAACACCAATCAACCGAACTGCCTGTTTTCTCGTTTGCCGAACTTGTCGACGACATCTCGCCGATGCCCGAGGACCTTATTGCGCCGCGCGTGCTGACACCTGGCGGACTACTTGTGCTTGGCGGCGCACCAAAGGTCGGGAAAAGCGACTTTCTGATCAGCCTGCTTGCGCATATGGCAGCAGGCATCCCCTTCCTCGGGTTCACGCCACCGCGTGCGTTACGCGTGTTCTACCTGCAAGCCGAGATCCAGTACGATTATCTCCGTGAACGCATGAAAGGCATTCGGCTCGATCAGGCCGTTATCGAAGGTGTGCGCAAAAACCTCTTTGCGACACCGAGGCTGCGGATGATTCTCGATGACAAAGGCCTCGCACGCGTGGTTGACGGCGTCCGCCGGAAGTTCCCGGACGACGCTCCGGATATCATCTGCATCGATCCGATCCGTAATCTGTTTGACAGCGGTGAAGGCGGCGGCGGTGAAAACGACAATGCCGCGATGATGTACTTTCTGACAGAACGCGTCGAACGCATGCGTGACGCTATTGCGTCCGATTGCGGCGTTATTCTTGCCCATCATACGAAGAAGATGAACCGCCAAGCTGTGGGCGAGGACCCGTTTCAGGCGCTCTCGGGCGCAAGCGCGTTGCGCGGCTATTATACGTCCGGTCTGCTTTTGCATCAGCCGGATGAAGAGAGCCCAAGACGGAAGCTTGAAATTGAATTGCGTAATGGTCCCGCTCTGCCGGCAAAACTGATCGATAAGGTCAAAGGCGAATGGATCGAGATCAATCCGATGAACGAGAGGCTTGTGCGTAAAGAAGCAGGCGCAAAATATGACGCTGAGCGCGTTCGTAAGCACGATGCCATTTTGGGTATTCTGCTTGATGAGGCAGAAGAGGGTCGCCTCTACACCACCATGCAGTTCGCCGAAGCCTTCGAGAACAAGGCCGGGCTCGGCAGCAAACACACCATTCGCGACAGGCTGAGCGTGCTTGCAACAAAAGGTTATGTGAAATTCTTGCGCGACGGTACACCGTTCGATTACCCCATTGTACGGTCGCGTTGGGGCTATTTGTGTGTCGAGGGAATGGCGTTTTCGCCGCTGGAAGACGCCGACGAGGAAACTGGAGAGATCACCCCAACGCCGCAGCCGGTTCGTCCGAGCCACTACAAATGTGCCCATTCCGGGGCATGTCTTGACGTCGAAAATCCATCGGTTTGGGTCTATCCGGAAGGCACCGAAAACGATCTAACTCCTCAGGACTGAGGCCCAACTCCTCAGGAGTTAGGCCTAACTCCTCACTCCTCAAAATCAAAAAATTCAGTGAAATCAACAGGTTATGAATTTCGGAGGAGTTAGCCATGAACTCCTCCCTAACTCCTCTCCAACTCCTAATTTCATAAGCAAAATCAATAGTTTATAGATGGAAAGAGGAGTTAGGTGTGAAACCCCTATACTACGTATAGGGGGCAACCTGACGGTTTGCTCCCCTGTTTACGTAGAAGGGTTCCCCGCCGCCGGGTAATCAACACACCAAGTTTTCCGCACACCCCCGTGAGAAAAGTACCGACCCCGATCGGTAGAGACTGGCATCGGGCCTCAGACGCATCGCGACGGCCCTCTCTCAACCGGTCAGGGTCGTCATGTCATCCATCGCTCTCGCTTCAACCAGGCTTGCCACGTTACCCTCAAAGTCCGGTGCGCTGCTCGCACTTGACCTTGGCACGACAACGGGCTGGGCCGTGCGTAACACACGTGGCCGTATTATGAGCGGCTCGGTCGAGTTCAAGCCGCAACGCTTCGAAGGCGGCGGAATGCGCTATCTGCGATTTGCGCAGTGGCTCGGCGAGGTCCTGAAACTCGAGCCCGGCATCGAAGCCGTCTATTTCGAGGAGGTCCGTCGACACATCGGTACCGATGCGGCCCACGCTTACGGCGGATTTCTCGCAACGTTGACATCTTGGTGCGAAGGCGAAGGCCTGCCCTATCAGGGCGTCCCCGTCGGCACGATCAAACAATTCATCACCGGCAAAGGCAATTCGGACAAAGCGACAGTGATGGCCGCCGTGCGTTCGCGTGGCTTTCCAGTAAAGGACGACAATGAGGCCGACGCGGTTGCAATCCTCCTATGGGCCATCTCGCATACGGGAGGTGTCGCATGATCCGGGGCAGCAAACGTAAAGCCGGTGCACGCTATCCGTCCGGCAAACGCACGCGCGAAGCGACGGAGCGCGATGTCCTTTCAACCGCAATCGACGCACGCAGGCGGCATTTCGGGGTCACGTTAAAGGAGGCCCGCGACGAGCGGCTTGGCACTTCTCTCGGTCGTTTAGCCTTCAAGGGTGTGATCAGCGACAGCCAATATCAGGCTGGAATCAAATTCGCCGAACTGCATTATCGATTTACGAGCATGTTTGGTTTGCCACAGCCAAATCCGCAATCCGCTTCCAACCTACTCATCAACGAAGGTGTGTTCGGATCATCTCCGAGCGAGGCAACAATCGATGCGATCGAACGCGTTCGCATGCGTTATGACACGGTACGATCCGCACTTGAAGAATGCGATCGCGAACAGCGCTATGCTGTCGGGCGTCAACCGTCGCGTTTGATCTATCAGGTAGTCTGTCTTGATTGCGAAGTGGATGAACAACGCGAAGGTGATATCGGTTCATTGCGGATAGCACTGAACGCACTCGCACGTATTTTCAAACTACAAGTTTGAATTTGATCACCAGATGTTACCACTCTACGAACATGAAGAATTAAAATAAAAATCAATTCATTTTTTTATTGACGATGATTCGCTAGGCTCGCTACAAGAGTTCCGAAATTCAATGCTTGGAACTGCGTCCGGAGAGATCTGCGGCGCATTTTTTGTTTTTTAGACCAGTGAGGCACCAACAAGATGTCTCGCTTGTCGATGTCTAAACCTAAGCTGCAAACGCAAACCGCACCGCTTGATGAGAAATTCTCTTACGCACATACCAACGACAGCTATTACAATTCGAAAGAGCACCGCGTGTGGCGCAAGCTGATCATTACGCGCGCCGACGGCAGGTGCCAGTGGCCAGGCTGCAACGTGCGTGAGCAACGCATGTTTGCCGATCACATCATCGAGATCAGAGACGGTGGCTCACGCACCGACCCGCTGAACGGTCAGTGTCTGTGTGCCAAGCACCACGCGATCAAAACACACCGCGCCAAGTTGGAGCGACCGTTCCACTTCCGGACAGCACTTGCTGCGAGCCATCGATGACGCTGAGAATACGACTTATTTTGTCTGCTTCTGTTTTTCTCATGCCTCGGGAGGGGGTTAAATTCTCCGTAAAATCAGGCGCTTAGGAAGCGCCCTGGTCCCATTCAGAGATTTTTTTTGGCTTAAAAAGGGTTTAAGGGGTCATGACAGAAAACAACTCATGGCCGGCTGACCGCGTCGAGAGACGAAAAGTGGCCTCACTCGTGCCCTATGCCCGCAATGCGAGGACACATTCCGCAGAACAAGTTTCGGCCATTGCTGCCAGCATCCGCGAATGGGGCTGGACCAATCCGGTCCTTGTTGACCCCGAAGGCGGAATCATTGCCGGCCACGGCCGGATTCTCGCCGCTCAAAAGCTCGGTCTTACCGATGTTCCGGTAATGGTGGCGAACGGTTGGTCGACGGAACAAAAGCGCGCCTATGTGCTCGCCGACATCAAGCTCGCTTTGAACGCAGGCTGGGACTTGGAGCTTCTGACGTTCGAGCTGTCCGAGTTGCAGAGCCACGAATTCGATTTAGGCCTGACCGGCTTCTCGACCGATGAACTCGCCAAACTACTGACAGAGGCCAATGAGGGGCTGACCGATCCGGATGAAATTCCGGAGGCGCCTGCAGTTCCGATCAGTCAGCCCGGCGATGTCTGGATTCTCGGCAACCATCGTCTGATCTGCGGCGACAGCACGAAAGCCGAAACCGTCGAGAAGCTCTTGGGTTCAGTCAAACCGCATCTGATGGTCACTGATCCGCCCTACGGCGTCGAATATGATCCGGAGTGGCGGGAACGCGCAGGCGTCAACACAGCAACGGCTGCAAAGGGCAAGGTGCTCAACGACGACCGCGCTGACTGGCGTGAGGCTTGGAGCCTGTTCCCCGGCGACGTTGCCTATGTCTGGCATGCGGGCCTGTTTGCCGGCACCGTTGCCGATAGCCTCGTTGCAAGCGGGTTCCAGCTTCGATCCCAGATTGTCTGGGACAAGGGACAACTCGTTCTAAGCCGCGGTGACTATCATTGGCAGCACGAGCCGTGCTGGTATGCGGTCAAGAAATCCGCAAAGGGCCACTGGGCCGGCGATCGAAAGCAAACCACGGTCTGGGATATTCCGAAGCCCAAGAAGTCCGAAACGGGACATGGCACGCAAAAGCCGGTCGAATGTATGAAACGGCCGATCGAAAACAATTCTTCGCCCGGGCAAGCGATCTACGAGCCGTTCTCGGGCTCCGGCACGACGATCATCGCTGGCGAAATGACTGGCCGGCATGTTTACGCTGTCGAGCTCAATCCGGCCTATGTCGATGTGGCGGTGAAACGGTGGCAGGAGTTTACGGGCAAGAGCGCGGCACTCGAAATATCCAACGAGACCTTCGAGGATGTGAAGGCGAAGTGCCAAACCACGAAGTAATCCGCTGGTTCAAATATGTTCGCCACGAGGACCGTACTACCTATGAGCATGACGGCTGGGTCTTTGTGGCCGACCTTGGGCCGACTCACGGGCAGTACGCAACTTTAATGGAACTCAAAAAAAATCTTTAAAAATCAGATATTTAAAGATTTTCGAATATTTCACTTGCTTCGTTTATTTCGTTTAGTCATAACTTCCTCAAATTATGACCCGAAAAGGGCCGCGAGGAGGTAGAACATGTCATCAACGGCTCAAACCAGCGCGCCACCAACCCGAGAGGATGTTGAACTGGCAAGGCGCTCAGGACAACGTTTAGCTCATTTAACAAAAGATAAAGGCCGACTTACTTTTCGAGTTAAAGAAGCGGGCAAAGAAGAAACTATCGAGTTGCCGGCCGGAGCAGTAAAATTGCTTATGGCGATGCTTGAAGATATGGCATCCGGGCATGCGGTTACGGTTGTGCCACAAAATGCCGAGCTATCTACACAAGAAGCTGCAAATTTTCTAAATGTTTCAAGGCCGTTCTTAATTGAATTGCTTGAATCTGGAAAAATTAATCACAGAAAAGTTGGAACACATCGTCGAATTAAGTTCGAAGATATCCTCAATTTCAAACAGAGCGTTGATTACAATCGCCGTAAAATTCTTGATGAACTTGTGTCTGAGGCTGAAGAACTGGGCATGGGATATTGATCCATGTCGAGATATACGGCGCTGATTGATGCTTGCGTTTTTTATTCAGCCCCGCTGCGCGATATATTAATGGAATTAGCAGTATGTGATTTGTTCCATGCAAAATGGACAAACGATATTCATGATGAATGGATAAAAGCGGTTCATGAAGATCGACCTGATATAAGTTTAGAAAAATTAATGCGAACACGAAATTTAGAGGTGGCTCGGGAAAACTGAACAGGTTGGATAAGTGGAATTTCTGCCTGAAAGCGGCATAATGCTGACGACAGGAGAGAGTGATGAGCAGACGACCGCGCCGGAACCATAGCCCGGCATTT